CGTTTCGGCGCGAAGCAAAGAGCGCGCCGGTGCTGGCATGCCGGCTTCCACTGCCGTGAGCATGCTTTCGTAGAGTGCGCGATCCTTGCCTTTTTCCGGCGCGAACAAATCATCGGCCTTGATGCCTTCTGCCACCAACCCGTCAATTGCGAGGTCCATCTTCCCGCGGGCTTTCAGGTTTGAATCACATGCGGCAGTGATCAATTTGAGCGTTGCTTCAGTGAGCTTTTTCATGGTGCCTTTCCTCAGTTCGGGGCTTTGTGAGTGAGTGAGTACGTCTGCCCGTTCGACGTGAGACACATTACACCACAAGTTATGCAAGGTTTCAAGTAGTTTTTTGCTGTTTTGCATTGTTTTTTGGATTGCGCGGCATGTTAGGGCCGGCCCTAACATGCGATGGATAACGAGCGCCACGCCGTGTGAATTGACTATGTGGGCGCCGGGAAACAGAGCCGAACGGCGCATGGGCGGCACGCCTCGCGAGAACTGGTATCAAACCCCACTTCCTTGTGGGGTTACGGTCAGAACAAGAACACCATGACCGTGAGTAGATACAGACAGGCGGCTGTCGCGACCGCGCCCAGCATAAGTCCTGCCCAGTAGATTACGTTTTTCATATCATATCCTCAGTAAGTGGGCCATCCATGGCCCGGTTGATTAGAAGGTGAAGTCCACGTGGACTTCGGTGCTGCCTTTCAGATACAGGCAGCGGTTGATGTCTTCAACATCCATCACCGTGTACTTCTTGGTGCTTTGGTCGTACTCCTTGCGGATGTACGTCTTCTTGCTGTCCGGCTTGCGCCGGACGAACTCGCCCTGCTTTACATCTTTGAGTTGCATGGTGCCTTTCCTCAGTAAGTGGACCATCCGTGGCCTGTCGTGGTTACGCGGGGCGCATATTGATCATGCGCCGGAGATGTCTGTTGCCGAGTCCGTCGGTGACTTCGACCAAGTACCATTGCCCGTTGAGCTGGACGCGGTCAATGCCGAGCGTGTCGTGCAGGTGGGCTAACACCTTTAAGCCTATCTGCGCACCGGCTGGCACGACCACGTCCAGCTCGGCATTCAATATGTCATCGGTAACGGTGAACATAACTGTGTGCATAGTGCTTTCCTCGTTTCGGTTCAGGACCATTCCCAAACCCCACTTCCTTGTGGGGTTACGGTCAGAACAAGGACGCCAAGACCGTGCTGAGATACAAGCCGGCTGCTATCGCGACCGCGCACAGTATAGGTCCTGCCCAGTAGATTATTACGTTTTTCATTGTCATGCTCCTCAGTAAGTGGGCCATCCTTGGCCCGGTGGTTGATTAGATTTCGCCGGTTCGGATGATCCGGCCCGCACCTATCCCGGTGTACAGGGCGCTGAATAGGAACAGACCTGTCATTATCACAGCCTTGGCCTCCCATCCTTCATTGAGTAGCAGTGCTACTCCTAGACCTGCGAACGCCGCCAGCGTGGCGACACCGAACAGCATTACTACACCCATTACTCGTACCATTGTCTTACCCTCGTTGGTTGGTGGGCCATCCATGGCCCGGTTGATTTAGATGGTGCGCTCGCCGAGCAGGAACTGCTCGATGGCTTTGATCGGGTAGTACCCTTCGATGCCCCAGAAAAAACCCACTGCAATGGCAGTTTGCTCTGCCTTTTTAGCATTCCCTTCCGTTTGGTGCTCTTCCTTGATCTGAGCCAACTTGTTTACCAAGTCCCCAATGTATGACAGGGTGGACTGCCATGCTTGGTCGGTCATCTCGGCTTCGTTGCCGGTAAAGCGTACTGTATGGTGCATAACTACTTCTCCGCGAGTTGGTGGGCCATCCATGGCCCGGGTTGGTTTACTTCTTCAAGCAGGGAGGTTGGATGTCCCGAACCCCTTCTTCCGCTGTCGAGTAGTCCTGCATCAGGGTGAATACTCCCAGAAACCCGCCGTACTCTCTTTCGAACAACTCAAGGTTACGGTCGTCCAGCTCACACACTGCACGGTGCAAAGTGCGAGCGGCGTCTTTTAGTGCCCAAATCCGAGTGTCCGAAAAACCTTTCTTGCTAAAGTTGGAGCCTTGCATAACTACTTCCTCGTTTCGGTTCAGGCCATTCCCAAACCGTGAAGCTATTAGACCACAGTCGAATGCATTTGTCAACAGTTTGTTTGAGTTTAATGCAGCCTTGTTTCCTTTGGTTGGCGTAGTCAAAATTGCGCCTATCGCGACCCCACCGGGTGGGCACCCCCACTTTCCTGAGTTGGTTCCATCGCACGCTATGTAATACTATTCCGCGCAAGCAAATCCCATTTCTCCTCACAAAGCCCCACAAAAATTACGGTTATCCCCACCCCACCCCCTCTACACAGGAACACCCCCCGTCAAGGGACCCGCAGTTGCAAAACCCCACCCCACTCCGTACACTGCTGCAACACTCAAAACCAAGGTCCCCCTATGGACGAGTTGCTGCTGGAAATTCCGAACAAAGCCAATCTTGCTGAATTGCGTGAGCTTGCAGGCGGCGCGTGCCGTACTATGGAGCTGCTTGAGAAACATGATCTCCAGCTCGACGACGATATGAACGTCAACCTCCCCCCTCCCTCCACCGCGGCGTCCTCCACCGCGAAACCTCCGGCCATCCGCAAGACAGCGTCGCTTCTTGAAATCTACGACATGCTGCGAGAGTACGGTGGGAACCTGAACGCCACCGCCGACGAAGTGCGCAACACGATAGTGAACAAACTGTTGCTTGAAACAGACAACCCAGACGCCCGCATACGGTTAAAAGCCCTCGAGCTATTAGGCAAAGTGCCCGAAATCGGGTTGTTTACTGATGTCAAAACTCCTCCATCAGCGGATGCGTCCGATTCTGACGTGGCGGCGCGACTGAAAGCCCGTTTGCACGAGCTGAAACAGAGCGTAGAGGGGGTGTATGAAGCCCCGAGTGCACCGGACAAGGTATGAACGCTACAGTACCCACCCCAGTGCGGGATTTTGCCCCCAGTTTGGAAGATTTGACCCTCCTGTTGGACCACATTGACTCCTACAGCGCCAAGGAACAGGCGGAATTGCTTAAAATCGTTGAGGAAGTGCAGGAAAGGCAGCGGCTACAGTCCGCTCGAGACGATTTGATCGCGTTTTGCTGCGCCATGCAGCCCGATTACAAGGTCGGAAAGCACCACAGAGTCCTCGCCAACATGCTGATGGCACTTGAGCGGGGTTTGGGTGGAGGTGCTGTTGATCCTGCCGAAGTAAAAGACCGTGTTTGCGTCAATATGCCGCCCCGCCACGGTAAATCCCAGCTTGTTTCATTTTATTTCCCGGCATGGTTCCTCGGGCGCAATCCAGACAAGAAGATTCTGATGGTGTCCCACACCACGGACTTGGCCGAGGGATTTGGCCGCAAGGTGCGTAACTTGGTTGGGTCCGAAGAATACACCGCCATTTTCCCCAAGACCAAGCTGGCTATCGACAACAAGGCCGCTCGACGCTGGAACACCAGCGTGGGGGGCGAGTACTTTGCGTGTGGTGTTGGTTCCGCCTTGGCAGGCCGCGGCGCACACTTGTTGTTGGTCGATGACCCACACAACGAGCAGGACATCATCAACGGCAATTTGGATGTTTTTGACAAGGCGTACGAGTGGTTCACATACGGTGCCCGTACGCGTCTGATGCCCGGCGGGCGAGTGGCAGTGATCCAGACCCGATGGCACATGGACGACCTCACCGGGCGGCTAACCCGAGACATGGGACAAAACGAGCTGGCGGATAAGTACGAGGTAGTGGAGTTCCCGGCGATCTTCGAGACTGAGAAGACGGTGCAGGAGCCCATAGACCCGGAGGACCCAGAGTCCCCGACGCGGGCGGTGACGAAAATTGTCGAGAAAGCGCTCTGGCCTGAGTTTTACGATCTGACCGCCCTCCACCGCACCAAGGCGTCGATGCCACTGTTCCAGTGGAACGCGCAGTATCAGCAGAACCCCACCGCCGAAGAGGCCGCGATAGTGAAGCGGGAATGGTGGAACCTCTGGCCCCATGAAGACCCCCCGACTTGTGAGTACACTATCATGTCTTTGGACGCCGCGGCGGAGACCAACAACCGGGCGGACTTCACGGCAATAACTGTCTGGGGGGTGTTCAAGTATGAGGGAAACGTGAAAGACTCCGAGGGGAACACCGTCGGGGTGGCGGATACGTTCAACCTGATCCTGCTGAACTCCATACGGCGGCGGGTAGAGTTCCCTGAGCTGAAAGATTTGGCCAGCCGGGAGTACGCCCAGTGGCAACCGGATGCGTTTATTGTAGAGAAAAAGAGTAACGGAACCCCGCTGTACCAAGAACTACGGAGAGCCGGGCTTATGGTGCAAGAGTACACCCCCCACCGGGGGAGTGGTGATAAGATGGCGCGCCTCAATTCTGTTGCTGATATCATCCGGTCGCGTATGGTGTGGGTACCCCAGACACGTTGGGCGGAAGAAGTTGTGGAGGAAGTGGCGGGGTTCCCGTTCATGTCCCACGATGACTTGGTGGACTCCACAGTGATGGCGCTCATGCGGTTCAGACAAGGCGGCTTCCTCCGCCTCCCGTCGGACGAGCGAGAAGAGGTTAATGCGTTCAGGCGCCGTAAGGGCGGGTACTACTAGGTAAACAACCATGGCAATAGATAAGAGCGTGTACGCCGCCCCGTTGGGGTTGGATAGTCTTGGTGCCGACGTGCCGGCGCTGGACATTGAGATCGTCAACCCCGAGCGGGTGATGCTCGATGACGGTAGTGTGGAGATCACGCTGGCGCCGGGACCGGATGCCAACAGCCTCGAAGGGGCTCCGTTTGATGCCAACCTTGCCGAGTATCTGGACGACGACGTGCTGGTTGGGCTCTCTTCCGACCTGATGGGCGAGGTGGATGCCGACATTCAGGGTCGCAAAGAGTGGGCGGATACCTTCGTCAAGGGGCTCGAGGTGTTGGGCTTCAAGTACGAGATGCGCACCGACCCGTGGGAGGACGCCTGCGGGGTCTACTCCACCATCCTTGCCGAAGCAGCCATACGCTTCCAAGCCGAGACCATGAGCGAGACATTCCCCGCTGCAGGTCCAGTGAAGACCAAGATTCTTGGGGAAGTCACCCGAGAGAAGGAAGAAGCTGCCGAGCGCGTCAAGGCAGATATGAACTACGAGCTGACCGATGTGATGACCGAGTACCGCCCCGAGCATGAGCGGATGCTCTACGCCTTGGGTCTGGCGGGGTCTGCGTTCAAGAAGGTGTACTACGACCCGACGCTGGGTCGCCAAGTGGCTATCTACCTCCCGGCGGAAGATGTCATCGTGCCCTACGGCGCCTCCCACCTCGAGACCGCCGAGCGTGTCACCCACGTCATGCGCAAGACCGAGAACGAGATGGCCAAGCTGCAGGCAGCGGGCTTCTACCGGGATGTTGAGCTGGGTGAGCCGACCCCATACCACACGGACATTGAAGAGAAGAAGGCCGAGGAAGGTGGCTTCTCCATCACCCAAGATAACCGGTTCGCGCTGTATGAAGTGCACGCTAACCTCGTGATTGATGGGGTGGACGACGAGGACGAGCTGGCCAAGCCTTACGTTGTGACTATCGAGAAGGGCACCGGCCTTGTGCTGGCCGTCCGCCGCAACTGGAACCCTGATGACCCCCTTGAGCTGAAACGGCAGCACTTCGTGCACTACGTGTACGTGCCGGGCTTCGGGTTCTACGGTCTCGGTTTGATCCACATTATTGGCGGTTATGCCAAAGCCGGTACGTCGATTATTCGCCAGCTTGTTGATGCTGGTACGCTGAGTAACTTGCCCGGAGGGCTCAAATCACGCGGCCTGCGTGTGAAGGGCGACGACACCCCCATCGCCCCGGGCGAATTCAGGGATGTGGATGTACCAAGCGGCTCCATCCGCGACAACATCCTCCCTCTACCTTACAAGGAACCAAGCCAGACCCTGCTGGCGTTGCTGAACCAGATCACTGAAGAGGGACGACGTTTAGGCGCCATCTCTGACATGAACATCAGTGATATGAGCGCTAATGCGCCAGTGGGGACCACTCTTGCTCTCCTCGAACGCACACTGAAACCGATGGCCGCGGTACAGGCGCGGGTGCACTACGCGATGAAGCAGGAGTTCAAACTGCTGCGCAAGATCATCGCTGAGTACGCCCCGACCGAGTACACCTACGTGCCAGACCGTGGTGAACCCCGTGCGCGGCAGGATGACTACGCGATGGTCGAGGTCATTCCGGTCAGCGACCCCAATAGCAGCACCATGGCGCAGAGGGTAGTGCAGTACCAAGCCGTGCTGCAGATGGCCCAAGGGGCTCCCCAGATATACGACCTGCCGCTGTTGCACCGCCAGATGATCGAGGTGATGGGCATCAAGAACGCCGACAAGCTGGTCCCGATGACGGAAGACAGCAAGCCAGCCGACCCAGTAAGCGAGAACATGGCGGCGCTGGTCGGCAAGCCGATGAAAGCATTCATTTACCAAGATCACGATGCCCACATGGCGACCCATCAGGCGCTTATGCAGGACCCGATGATCATGGCCACTATTGGGCAAAACCCGATGGCGCAGCAGATCATGGGGGCGCTACAAGCGCACATGGCCGAACACTTGGCGTTTGCTTACCGCAAGCAGATGGAAGACAAGCTGGGTGTGCCGCTGCCCGCGCCCGACCAAGAAATGCCGGAGGAGATGGAGATTCAGCTGTCTCGTCTGCTGGCCGACGCCGGTCGTCAGGTCACTCAGGCCCATCAGCAAGAGGCCGCGCAGCAGCAAGCGCAGCAGCAGGCCCAAGACCCCGCCTTCCAGCTTCAGCAGCAGGAAGTGCAGATCAAGGCGCAGGAGGTTCAGCGCAAGGCCAAGAAAGACCAGACCGACGCTGCCCTCGCTGCCGAGAAGCTCAAGCTCGAGAAAACCAAGGTTCAGATCAACGCCGTTGCCGAGGGAGAGAAACTCGACGCCGCGCAGCGCCAGCACAAACGCAAGACCGACATAGCCGCGGCCAAAACCATGCTCAGTATGAATAAGCCGCAGCAGCCACCCAAACCGCCGGGGAGACGATAGTCCATGGCAAAAACCGTCTTTGACGTGCTCGAGGAAAAAATCGCTGCCCAGCAGCGCAACTTTGAAGAACACCTGAGTGCTGGAGGAGCTAAAGACTTCCCAGAGTACAGGGATACGTGCGGAGTGATCCGGGGTCTAGCTATCGCACGGCGTGAACTATCTGACCTTTTGCGTGTATACAAGGAACAGAACGATGACGACTGAATTGGAGCTACAACGTAGAGCCAAGATCGAGCGAGAAGAACAAGCACAAGCAGAGTTGGAAGCGTCGATACCAAAGCCTGTGGGCTATCGTCTGCTGATTGCCCTTCCCAACGTGGAAGAGACTTTTGGGGACAGCGGGATCGTCAAAGCCACCAAAACGGTGAAGGAGGAGTACATCCTGTCCACCATTGGGCTTGTGTTGGACGTGGGCGAGCAAGCGTATTCGGACCCTGACCGGTTCCCGAACGGGCCTTGGTGCAAACCGGGCGACTACGTGATGTTCAGAGCAAATACCGGAACGCGATTCAAGATTGGCGACCAAGAATACCGACTGATGAACGATGACTCAGTCGAAGCGGTCGTCCCCAATCCCAAAGCAATCTCCCGTGCGTGAGGAAATAAACCATGGCATTTAAACCTGTAGAGTATGAATTTCCGGACCCGGACAAGAAGTCCGACAAAGAATCCTTGAGTATCGAGGTAGAAGGTGCAGTAGGGGAAACCCAGCTCGACCCGAAACCGACGAAGAAGAAAGACGTTGTAGAGGTCATCAAGGCGGACGATCTTGAGATCGAGATCGTAGACCCGACCCCGAAAGCGGATCGAAACCGCAAGCCATCCGAACCACCGGAAGAGGTAACCGACGACGAACTTGGGCAGTATTCCG